TCTTGTTTAGTCATAATTTTCTCCTTGCTGTTCTTCTTTCTTACGATAGTAGCAATACACCATCTTATTAGATGTATCCCAAATATCGTGTATCACGCCATCAACAAGAGCTGACAAGTGATTAGCTTGTCGCATTATGTATCTGCCTTTGGGCAAGTCTTTTGCCTTTGCCTTTTTACCTTTGAATTTAGGAGAAGAAACTTTTTCCCAACCTATTGATTCTAAGTAAGGAACATAAACATCTTTCCAATTAATTGGACAACCATATTTTCTTGAGAACTCCCAAGTGTCTTCCACCACTTCTTTATAATCCCTATCGGTAGCAACAGCTATTGCCCTGACAACGCAATCTCCAACATCTTTGAGAGTATAATACTTTGACCTACCACCATCAGTATATTGAAAACGACCTGATACACTTTGTCTGCAACTTGGTTTCTTTCGCATAATATTATCTAAAGTTCCAACCAGCTATTGTATATTTACTTTTGGCATAGCGTCTCCACTTGTGGTCTTTAAATGCTTCCATCTTTTTAAAAGCCCTTCCCATTTTCATAGAAGGTGGAGCTGTTGGTTCTACTAGCCCCGTAGCTTCAAAAAAAGCGTCCACCTTAGTTGGATATTCTACAAACAATTTTTTATTCTTTTTCATAATCATCTATTGAATACTCTACCTGAAATTTATCATTTGTCAAGTCAGTCATTTGTGGGGACATCAATTGGGTGTCGTAAAACCTACTGTTAAGTTGTTTTTTTGTAAACTTAGTCAAGTTTAAATCAACACTTTCTACTAAGTCTTGTGCAACTTTAAGTTCTCTTATCTTGCCGTTGCGATTTTGTGTAGTGTTATAAACTGTATTACCTGTAGTCATAAGCAGTAACCATACCTGAAGTAAAGCAGGAGTCAAGTCGCCTATTATTGTCAAAAATGGCAATTTCGGGGGTTTGGAGAAGAAAACGACCTCATATAAGCCCGTTCTCGGCACTTTTTCAGGTCAACTGGCATTAGAGTACCTGTTTTTTAAATACCTATTGTAAAACATTTTAAGGTATCATTTGACAATGTTTAGGTTTGCCCTTATATTAAGGAATATGGGCAAACTAAAAACAACCGAATGGTTAAAGAGATACGAACAATCACTACAAGAAGTGGACAATGTACTTCAACGTATGATTGAAGACTACAAAGAATCTTCTAATGCAATAATTGAAAGAATGGAGTTGAAAGAAGAAGCGTTATTGTTTGAGCCAAAACACGTTGTACTTGAAGTATTAAAGATAGCTTTAAATTGTCAGGACGGGCAGGGATTCAAAGTAGAAAATCAACCAAGAGAAGTAGAAGATTTTTATAATTAACTTGACAAGAAGTAGAAGGCTTTTGCAACTGACTTGACAAAGTGTATTAGGTCAGGTATCGTTTCCGTATGATTCTTTATAGAGTAAATGTTAGAAAGGTGGTAGACGGAGAAACCTACTATCAAGATTTTTTGGTGGACGCTGTTGACGAAGACACGGCAGTTGATATTGCCAAAGATAAATTTATTGCTTGGGCTATGGACAATACCATTGAAGGCGATGACGATTTGGAGTGGGAATTTGATGTTGCTTTAGTCGAAGACAATATAGGGGGTGTAGCCATTGAATGATGTAAGAAGCATAGCAAACAATATTGTGAACTTAGATGAAAGACGAAAAAAATTTCATGTTGTTTGGGAAGAACAGCTACGAAGGGAAATCTACGAACACTATATGAATGTTGATGGAGACTTTGAAGACTATGAAGACAATGTGGAATATAGAGAAGATTGTTATAAAAAAGCTGTGGACAGAATTGTTGCTTGGTGTATGGATAACGCAAGTGATATGATACCCAACAAAGCATTTGATAAGTGGTGGAATAGATAATGGGTGGCGCTATAGATAGAAACGCATTTGAGAAGTTTTACGAAAGAAGTTTGGTTGTTGATGAAGATTCCAACGAATATCAAGTTTGGCTTGGCGTTATGGAAGATGTTGTAAGTCTTCTTTATAGTGCTGATTGTAAATTTGAGAAACCAGAATTGAGCAAATTGCTTTATGTGATGCAATATTTTGGGGAAGAAGGCAATAAGTATCAACGGCTTTATGCACTATTGTCAGAAAATAAAATTGATTTAAACGAAATTCTAAAAAAGGTAGATTATAAGAAAACGCTAAGAAAACATTAGGCTAGACAGTACCTTGGGGTTTGTAGATTTTTCTACCTGTTCTAGCCACAAATGGTGGGCTATGGTCATTAATACCCTAACTACTGGAGAAACAAACGCATACCAATCCAGAGCCATTTATCTTGGGTTTAGATTTTTTTGGTTTATCTAAACCCATCTTCGCAAAAGGTTTTTGGGTTGTTTTACCTTCTCCAAAAAGAACGCCCAATCCATTCCAAAGGAGTTCCAATTTGGATAAATTCATTTATTATTTATTTGGTCTAAATTTAATAGGGATAGTTAACCTATTATGGACATCGTAGGTCTATGATATCTATGTTTAAATATCTTACCATCTTTTATCTTGTTGCTACTTTAATCATAGTCTTGATTTATATATCTACTATTGTCCCAAAAACACTATTGTTCTAAAAACACTATTGTTCTAAAAACACTATTGTTCTAAAAACACTATTGTTCTAAAAACACTATTGTTCTAAAATTCATTGCTAAGTGATGCTTCTCTATTGCCACCTAAATATACATCGGAAGACGCTTCTGCTCCTACGGGGCTAGACATGAGTGCATATCTTAATGAATCGTAAGCATGGTCGAACTTTTGTGTTTTGACATCTTCCCCCGACCTTCTTGGGTCTAACTGTATATTGTTTAATTCGTTCCACAGGTATTCACATTTCTCATGTATATACAATCGGGCTTCATTGTGTTCATTTGTTTTTAATCTAAGATGTATTTGTTGCTTACCCATTATTCTATCGTTTTTGGCTTGGAGAAAAAACACACCATTGTTCATAAATATGTCGGCAATGCTTTCGACCTGATTTATTTTAGACCAACATGCAGGGTCTAGGTAGCTTAATGCAATTTGGCAAGGGAATTGTTTTTCAATCTCTACAACTTGTTTGGCTACATCTTCTGCTGACATTCTAAGTCCTTCATCTATTTTTTTACCTGTTGTCCCATACCATTCTCTAAACACAACAATTGTATCGCCCCGTTGCACACTCCAAAGAACACAAAATGGTTTTGCGAATCCCCAGTCGCATGACCTAATAACTATATCATCTGACTTTAATTCAAAATCTTTAATCTTATGTATTTTAGAATCTAGTTCTTCAAATGCACTACCTTCTACTATTGTCCAGTCCCCAAAGCGTAATCTACGATATGTTCTTTGGTCGCCCACGGCTTTCAATCGGTTTTCATATTGTGGGTCAGTATCTTTTAATGAAGGATTGTCGTCTATTGTTGCAGGTATATATTGTCTCGTTAGCCCTGTCTCTTTATCTTTGTATTTCTTATGTGGCTTACAAGCGTCAATAAAGCGTTTTTTTACCCATGCAATATTGTCTCCTGATGGAGTACCTGTAGCTCTCATGTATTTGGGTAACTCAGGATTGGTTGACCGAATACGAGAAAACAAATACATATATTGGTCTTGCGTAAAGCTAGTTATTTCATCAAAACAAACTAAATTAAGTTGGATACCTTCCCAGTCATACTTGTTGGTTTCATGCTCCATGTGAAACAAATAAACCTTTGCTCCTGACGGAAAAGTATATGTCAGCTTTTGTTCTGACCAATGAACTTCTGGCTCAACCTTCTTGTATAACTGCATTGTTCTATCGATGATTCTTCTAAGTGATTTTGTATTACGCCTAAAGATAACGGCTCTAAACTCAGGGTGGGCAATCCACCTTAAAGGCAAAACCATTATTGCTTCGGATTTACCACCACCATTTGCTCCACCAAACAAACACTCATCGACAGTTGTCGCCAAAAAGTCAGCTTGTCTTGGGTGTGGTTTCCAAATTACTTCTTTAGTTAACGGAGATTTCTTGGAGTTCATCTTCATCTTCCCGTACTTCTTGTGGTATTTCTACCACATAGTTTTTAGTCTCAACAACAGTTGTGGTTTCGTGTTTTGGTGTCCAACCCCTGTGCTTACCGATACATTGAAGATAAAATTGTATGCTAGGAAAGTGTCCTTCGTCAATGAGTTGTTTTAATTTGCTTTCACAAAAGTCAATCATAACTTCTCTGGATTGCTCAAATTCGTTCTTTAAATCAATATTGTTGCGAATCCTTTTGTAAAACGCTTGTGGTGTAATTGCCAATTCTTTGCAGATGTCCACCACCATACCTTTATGCTTTCTTACAGCATTAATAAACTCATATTTTGAAGTTCGTTTTTTCGTTGCCATACATAAAAGATACTTCAATTATTTGGTTTGTCCACTTTAGATATTGAATATTTTAACAAATTATTAAAACACACTTCCCACAAACTTGTCTTATATTTTTGTTCAAAAAGAGTAATGCCAACACTATGAAGCTCTATGTGTTTTTCCCGACATATCGGGACAACTGTAAAATGACGAAAGCTAGGGATATTTGTTTTTCTGCCACTAGCACGGACAAGTTGGTGGGTATCGGGTTTCAACGAGCCAGTAACACAACAGGGCTTTTGTTTTACCCATCTTAAATATGAATCAGCATGGTTTTGTATAAAATCATTTGTCATTGTTCTCGTCCACCTTTGCTATTAACCATTTAGCTAAATAATAAAACGCTTCTCTCCATAATTGAATCTTATATTTTTGTTGAAATTTGTCAATTCCCATTGCGTGATATTCGGTGTGTAACAATCTATTTAAAGGCACAACAGTAAAATGTCTTGTGTTGGGTTTTTTTCTGTTTACTTGAATATTGTCTAGGTGATGCAAGTCGCAACCTTCGGCAAAACTAATGCAACATTTTTCTTGTCTCATGTATTCTAAATACTCTAAAGAATATGATTGTACCAGTTTTTCATTAGGCAAAAAAATTCGAGCCATTAGACTTCTAAATCTTCTCTCCTATATGTAATCCCACATATTGTGCATTTTTCTAGGATTATTTTTGTAGCATCGCAAATTTGTGGATTAACACATTTGTCATCAGGCACAAGTCCTTTCATTTCAGCAACATTGTTGTCAAAATCTTTTCTGTTTGTTGTGTATGCCATTTCTAACATATCGGCAACAGCTTTTGTCTCTGATGTTTTTTCTGCTACGGGCAGTAACCTTACCAGTCTTTCATAGGGTATTTCACTCATGTATGTTGAGTTCTCTTGTAAAAAAGTATTAAACTTTAAGTAAATCTTAATGTCTTGTCGTGCTGTTTCTTTAGGAAGATTAATAGTTTCAAGAAAATCATTCCAAGTTTCAACCCAAGAATCGTGTCCCACATATAGCTTTTGTTCTTTTACGCAATGCAATAGGTAGCCCCTATCTAGTCTGCCTTTTAATATTGTAGTATTAATGTCTTTAAGTATCTGACAAATTTGGTTTAAGTTGGCGTTTTGTATTATTAAATCATTCATGTGGTTCTCTACTTATAAGATTTCGTTTAATTAAAATTGATGTGCATTTTTTGTCGTATTTATTAATTAAGTTTTCAAGTTGTTGAACAAACAATGGTATGTCCGTTCCAGTTTGGAATCTTAACGCATAATCTCTAAGTGCGTATAGAATAATAAAAGAATTTAATTCACCTTCTTTTAGACTATCATGTAGCTCTTTACTCATGTTTACTCCTATATTTTACCCTGCTTTTGTTCCTTTTTCCATTTTGTGTGTTCCGTCTTGTAGTACATCACAAGTTCAGCGTCCCCCCGTTTAATGTGATGATTTATTGTGTCTTGAAAGTATTCTTCGTTAGGAAAGTTCTTGTCCGTTAAGTGTCCATTTTGTTCTTGGGGAAACATGCGACCTTTTTGAAAATCACTTAAATTGCTTTCTACTTCTTCAGTCCATGATTCATTTTTTAACCACCTGTGTGGATAAGGCACAAATTTTTCTTCTCTTGTTTTTAACAAACTATTGTATTTACTAGAAAGTTCTTCAGCAGATAGTTCGGTGTCTATTTTTAAATAAACCTTTAAAGCATCGTTTTTGTTTTTCTTCCTACCCTTTAATGCTTTCCAAAAAGTTTGAAATTCATCATTAGTACGCTTATTATTATTACTTGTAGTATTAACCCTTGTATTATTCTGTACGACATTATTATCTAGGGGGGTATAGACATTTTTGTCATGGGGGGGTAAGACATTATTGTCCAGAGCTTGGTCATCTGGATAACTTGGGATTTTATCATTACCCCCACCAAAATCTTCAGCGTTGGCTAACACCAAATACCTAATAGTTTTAGTAGGAGATAATTTAGTATCTTCCACAATTATATGCCCGTGTTCTTTTAGTTGAGAAATCATGCGAGATATTGTTCTGGGCGTTACTTCATAAAGCGTAGCAAAATATTTATTAGTAGCCCAACACTTCCCTTTAAGATTACTTAATGCAGAAATCTCTGCATACATTAATTTGCACAAAGAAGATAAGTTTGTATCATATCTAACTTTTGCAGGTAAGACTGCATAATAGTTTGGCTTCTCAGTCATGTTTTGCTCTCATTTCTTTGTTGGGGGGGGCTAGTTGATGATTATTGTCTTGTTGTTGACTTGCAAAGGAGTGTAGGGTATATAGCCCCCCTACACAAATTGTAATTGTTTTTAACATAGCCGTCAAACTAAAAGGGAATATCATCTTCAGGTTTTGTTTGTGCCATGTCATAAAAATCTTGTAAAACATTTTTAATATCTTTTGTTGTAGGGAAATCTTTAGTAGTCTCAATGATACCTGCTCCTACTTTCAGCTTTGCCATTTCTACAACAAAATAAGTAGCGTCCTTCCTAGCAGATTGATAGTTAATGTTTTCTTCTCTGCTTACTGCAAGTCCCCTACCCTGACTGGTAGCATCATAGCTTTTTACATGGTCTTCTACTGACGTACTTTTGCCGTTAGCTTCTTCAACCATGTTGATATAGTTCCGTTCAACTTCACCATTAGGGCTAACCCACCTTTTAAATGTAACTACAACATTTGTGCCTTCATTAAATTCTAAAGTGTCATCGGTAGCTTTATTGAAATTGTACCAATCTTCTCCAACTTTAAAGCCCTTTAGGTCTTTGCTTACTTGGTCTATCACACCTGTGATAATTTCTTCTTCGGCTTTAACTTTTTGCTTTGCCATTTAAACTCTCCTTGGTAGCTCCTAACTTAGAACTCCTAGTATAATTTGTTTGTGTTTCAAGAGCTCGTTTTCTACGATGAGCCATACCCCTACCTGTTTTGTGCATGGCAGTAAAAAATCCTGCTCCTGTCTTTTGAACATCGACCCTTATCTTATTAGTATCTTTTGTCATGTTTACACTCCTTAAATGTAAGATAGTATATTTTACGATATATATACCTTTTGTCAAACAAGATAATTTGACATTTTTTATAAGCCAGTTACCTTATGTAAAATGGAGCTACACAGAAACCCTACTTTGTTACAAATTAAACAACAAACTTTTGAAGCACTTAAAGGTCAAATATTTGAAAATATTACTTTAACACGACAAGCCAAAGTGTTAGGAATTAGCAAACAACTACTGTGTTTTAGAATGAATCAACTATCTAACATGGCTATGGGAAGCATCTACGAAGACCTTTACAATATTTGGTCGGACAGAAAAAACGAACTAAGTGATTTAGATAAGATTAAAACGAGAAGAAAATTACTCCGAATATCGCAAACCGAATTGGCAAACAAAGTTAATGTTTCCAAAAGCACTATTGCTCATATAGAAACAGGACGCTTACGCCTACAGGACAATTTGAAATATAACCTATTTAAAGTTCTTGAAATCATTTAGAGATATAACTACGCCCATCAATTAAACATTCATAATTGCCTTTTTTATTTGGAATAAATATATGCTGTACTACTGTAAAGATTCCATTACTTTTTTGATGAATAACTGTTATGCCTTTTTGTGAGTTGTCAAAAGCTGTATATAACCCTGTTGGCAATGTGGTCAAATCGCACAAACAACCATTTCCCCAAGCCCCCAATAAACTTCCGTCTAGTTGCGTTGCCAATGTCATATCAAATCTATGATGATGTCCAAAAATTACGCTTCTATTGTAGAATTTCAATTGCAAGTTGGCGATGTGGGTGGGTTGACCCATTGAACGCTTTTCATGACCATGCACATAATAAAGGCGTTTGTTTAAAGTGAATGGCGCTTCAACAAATTTAACATTGTACTTTTTTAAATCTAACAGTTTCCAAAGAGATAGCTGATTATATAACATAGGAGACATAGCTTGGAGCTTTGTCAAAACCATTTTTTGCAATCGTTCTTCATGGTTGCCCCTAAAATAATAAATACTGCTTTCTTTTACTATGCTTCGTAATTCTCCTAGCCAGTCTTTAGCTTGTTTAATTTCTACTTCTATATTAGATTGCAACAAGTCCGTAGGGAATGTGCTAAATGGGTAAAAATCAACCAAGTCGCCACCAATTACAACATTGTCCTGTTTTGTGAGCTTGTAGTCTTTAATAATTTCCATAGCAAGGCTTAGAGCTTTTTTATCCTGATATGGAATATGTAAGTCGGATATGTATATTGTCTTAGTGTGTGCTTCCTTCGCCATCGTTGCTTTTTACCCTAACTCGTTCAATTTCATCATAATAATAATGAGCTCCTATATCATCATGTACATCTAACATTTCTTTTAATATTGCTTTAAGTTGTGAGTCGGTTTTATAGTTGCTCTGGACATGCAAGTTTAATTTTAAAAAACAATCGTGCAAACGATAGAAACATTGCTCTAAAGTTGTTTCATTCATACAATCTCCCCCTAATAAATTTTACTATTGTTTCTCTTGCTAATCCATTTTTTACCATATCTACTGTAAAGCGTAACAAATGCCACCCTAACATACAAGCATTATTATATTTTTCCATGTCTTTAATAAATGTACTAGCTCGATTATGTCTGCCATATTGCCAAATACCACCCTCAACTTCAACTGCAAGGTGTTGTTCGGGAAACGCTAAATCAAATCTCCATTTTCTAGTTTCGTGAAAACGATATTCGAAATGTGGAATAGGAATGTCAGGACAATCCTGAAGTTGAACTGCTAAGTATTTAGGATAATCTATTTTAGGTTTCTTTTTGACTGAAATGGGCTTTGCTCGTTGTGTCCTAGTGGACAACTTGGGTTTCTGTCTAACCATGCTTCAAATCCTCTAGCTCTACGTTCTGCTATTCTATTTGCGTCAACTTGTGCGTCAGCTAATTTATCTAATGAATCGC